TATCTACCAGTATGGCATTATGAATTTGAAGATTTAGTTGTATTGAAAAATAATAAAGGTACTGATGAAACAAGAGTTCGTCACATGGATTATGCTTTTCAATTCAATAGATTAATGTACGAAAGATTATTAGAAGGTGGTAATATCACTTTCTTCGATCCTAAAGATGTACCAGAATTATATGATGCATTCTTTAGTGACCAAGATTTGTTCAAAGAGCTATATGAAATAGCCGAACGAAAAACTTCAATTAGAAAGAAAAGCTTACCAGCATTAGAAGTCTTTTCCAGATTTTTAACTGAAAGAAAAGATACAGGTCGTATCTATTTAATGAATGTCGATCATGCAAATGAGCATAGTTCTTTTGAAGAAAAGGTAGCACCAATTCACATGAGTAATTTATGTTGTGAAATAGATTTACCTACACAACCTTTAAATGCTTACGACGATCATACAGGTGAAATATCACTATGTACTTTATCAGCAATTAATTGGGGTTTAATAAATGACCCTAAAGAATTCGAAAAGTATTGTGATCTAGCTGTTCGTGGTTTAGATGAACTAATGGATTATCAAGAGTATCCTATAGCAGCAGCTGAAGCAAGTACTAAGAGTCGTAGGCCTTTAGGTATTGGTATAATTAATTTAGCATACTTCTTAGCAAAGAGAGGATTGAAGTATGATGAATCAGCATATAAAGTAGTAGATGAATATGCAGAGGCATGGTCTTATTATCTTATTAAGGCATCAGCTGATCTGGCAAAAGAAAAAGGTAAAATTCCTTTAAATAGTCATACAAAATATGCCAGTGGAAAGTTGCCAATTGATACATATAAGAGAGCAATAGATAATTTAATAGAGCATAAAGAGCGTCTTCCGTGGGAAGATTTGCGAGAGCAACTCAGAGAAACTGGAATTCGTAACTCAACTCTCATGGCATTAATGCCTGCTGAAACATCTGCTCAAATTAGTAATAGTACTAATGGAATAGAACCACCAAGAGCATTGGTGAGTTATAAACAAAGTAAAGACGGAGTCATGGCTCAAGTCGTACCCGGTATTTACAATTTAAAAAATAAGTATGATTTACTATGGGAGCAGAAGTCACCTGAAGGCTATTTAGGTATATGCGGGATATTACAAAAATACGTTGACCAAGGTATATCTGTTAATACTTCTTATAACCCAGAGAATTACGAAGATAACAAAATTCCTATGTCTGTGATGATACAAGATTTAATCACAACTTATAAGTATGGTATAAAACAATTATATTATTTTAACACTTATGATGGTGCTGGAGAAATGACCGACGAGGACTGCGAAAGCTGTAAAATATGAGTATATTAAAGAAAAATAAAAAATCACATTTAGTAAAGAATATGTTTTTTGATGAAGGTGTCGATGTCGCAAGATACGATCAAGTTCGATACTCGCAATTAGAAAAGATTACTGAAAAACAATTAGGTTTTTTCTGGAGACCAGAAGAAGTAGATGTGTCTAAGGATAAAAAAGACTTCGGTGAATTAACAGAACATGAACAACATATATTTACTTCAAATTTAAAAAGACAAATATTACTAGATAGTGTACAAGGTCGTGCACCTAATCTAGCATTCTTACCACATGCTTCATTACCTGAAGTAGAAAACTGGATTGAGACATGGTCATTTTTTGAAACCATACACTCAAGATCATATACACATATAATTAGAAATGTATATCCAGACCCATCTATAGTATTTGATAATATGTTAAATATAAAAGAGATATTAGATTGTGGTAAAGACATTGCAAAATATTATGACGCTTTGATTGCAAAACCAAATAAGAGAAACTTATGGATGTGTATGCAATCAGCGAATGCCTTAGAAGGAGTCAGATTTTATGTCTCATTCGCCTGCAGTTGGGCATTCGCTGAGCTCAAAAAGATGGAAGGTAATGCAAAGATAATTAAATTTATTGCACGTGATGAAAATACACACTTAGCCAGTACAACAACTATGTTAAAATTATTAAGACAAGAACCTGGCTATGAAAAGATTGCAAAAGAAACAGAACAAGAATGTGTTGATCTGTTTATGAATGTAATAGAACAAGAAAAACAATGGGCTGAATATCTATTTAGAAATGGATCCATGATTGGATTAAATGAAACTATATTAAAAGATTATGTAGAATGGATAGGTGCTAAGAGAATGAGAGCTGTCGGATTGACATGTCCATATCAAGTACCTCAAATGAATCCATTACCATGGACAGAAAAATGGATTTCAGGTGGAAATGTACAAGTAGCACCACAAGAAACAGAAATAAGTTCCTATATCGTAGGTGGTGTTAAACAAGATGTTGATGAAGGAACGTTGAAAGGATTAAGTTTATGAAAGATAGTTTTTATTTAATAATTGGTATATGTGGATTTATGTATGGTATTATATCACATACCTATGCTAACCTAGAATATAAAGGATATGAAAGAGCACAAGCGTGCACAGGAGATTGTTATGTTAAATATGTTGAAGAAAATGGTACAGTGGTTGACCAACTCAGAGCCAAACAAGCTGCCGCTGCAGACGATCCATTTAGTTCCATTAGAGGACTTTGGGCGGGATGCGCAGCGTGCCATGGACAAAAAGGTCAGGGAATGGGAGCCTTTCCAGCATTGGCGGGAAAAGATAGCGAATATATATCTAACAGATTATATCAGTACCAGAATCGTGAAACCGTGGGAGCGATGAGTTCTACTATGTGGGCTCAAGCAGGTATGTTATCAGATAGTGATATTACAAACCTAAGTAAATTTATAGAGGAGACAATGAATGATTAGTATATATGGAAAAGACTTTTGTCCGTTTTGTGATAAAGCTGTAGCTCTATGTGAAAGAGAAGGTTTAGAGTTTGAATATAAAAAACTAGGCAGAGATTTTGAAAGAGAAGAATTAATGGAAACATTTCCTGGTGCTAGGACATTTCCACAAATTATTTTTAATGGCGAAAAGATCGGCGGGTATACAGAATTAGTCGAACATATCAAATGATATTAGAATGTGAATATTGTTTTAATCGTATGGTAATTAAACCAGACGAAAGAGACGTTCGCATCAATTTTTGTCCTCATTGTGGCGAACCACTTGACGACGAAGATGAGCTAGATTTCAATGAATGATTGGACTTACAAAGGTAAGAAGTTTACTCCGCCAGATGATTTCACATCCGACGATTATTATGGATTTGTCTATTGCATTACGCATCTGGGAACCGGGAAGAAGTATATTGGAAAGAAGTTTTTCTGGTCCAAGAAAACATTACCTATCACAAAAACAAGGAAAAGAAGAAAAAGACTTTTAGTAGAATCAGATTGGAGAGATTACTATGGTTCTAATGTACATCTAAAAGAAGAAGTAGGTTCACATGGAAAAGATTTCTTTAATAGAGAAATATTATACCTATGTAAAACAAAAGGTGAATGTGCTTATATGGAAGCTAAAGAGCAATTCGATAGAGATGTACTTATTGACGATAAATATTATAATGGTATTATTAATTGTCGTATTGGAGCTAAGTCAGTAAAAAATTTAAAATAACAGTTTACATTTACTCAATATTGTGTTATAATAGACTATTATGGCAAAAATAATTAAGTTCCCTACTGGTGAAGATATAACTAATCAACATAGGGTTAATAAATCAGATTATGATATAATCGCTGAGAAGTCAGACGAATGTATCGCAATATCACAAGAACTACTTTCTATCATAGAAGAGTTTATCTGTACTGGTCAAGTATCAGAATATCAAGAATTAATGAACATGAACTTTAGAGACGAGGCTATGGCTGAATCACGAGATATGTTTGTTGTGGTAAATATGATAAATGCTATGTTAAATAGATACATGGGTATACCTCATAGATTTCAAAGGGACTTAGATAAAGCATATATTAAATTGAAACTGATGCCATTAGGAGGAGACGATGGGGAAACTTAGACAATGGTTTCGTAAATGGTTTGATAGACAAGTAGAGAAATCTATGCAACGTCAAGCTAATAAATTATTTGAAAGAGGTCAAAACGGAAAATGATATTATTAGATTATAGTCAAATAGCGTTATCGAATATTATTGTACAAAAGTTAAATGACGAATCAATGATACGTCACATGATACTGAATAGTATTAGAATGTATAATAAAAAGTATAGAGATCAATATGGCCAAATGGTTATATGCGCAGATGGTATGAATACATGGAGAAAAGATTATTTTCCATTATATAAAGCACATAGAAAAAAACATAGAGAAGAGTCAGATCAAGATTGGAATGAAATATTTAGAATTCTACATCTTGTTCGTGATGAAATCAAAGAGAACTTGCCTTATAAAGTATTACACATGGACGGTGTAGAGGCAGATGATATTATTGGAAGTCTTGTATTATTTACTCAAGAGTTTGGTAATGATGAACCAATAATGATTGTATCAAGTGATAAAGACTTTATACAATTACAAAAATTTAATAATGTCAAACAATTTAGTCCAATACAAAAGAAAATGGTTACAGATGAAAACCCTAGAACCTATGCATTTAATCATATAATGAGAGGTGATGGTGGTGATGGTATACCAAATGTTTTATCAGCTGATGATACATTTGTAACTGATAAATCTCAAACACCATTGAGACAAGCAAGAATCAATGAGTGGTTAGAAAACTCTGATAATCTCAAAGAGGTTATGGACGAGAATACTTTTAGGAACTATCAAAGAAATAAAAAACTTATAGATTTGACAGAAATTCCAGAAGAGATACAAGAAAGTATTATAAATAATTATGTAGAACAACCAATCGCTATGCGTATGAAAGTTCTTAATTATTTAATTAAAAAAAGATGTAACCAATTAATTGAAGTCGTGGAGGAATTTTATAATGGTTAAACCAGCAATACACGAAATATTTGAAAAGGCAGCTAGCCTGAAAACAAAAAAAGAAAAAATAGCATATCTAAGAGAAATGAAACAATATCCAGCTTTCATGGATATTCTTAGAATTAACTTTGATAATGATGTAGTATCGTTATTACCAGATGGTGAAACACCTTACAGAAAAGATGATGCGCCAGAAGGTATGGCATACCAAACATTACACAGAGAATATAGAAGATTCACATACTTTTTTAAAGGTTCACCAAATGCAGAGAACCTATCACCATTAAAAAGAGAATCAATGTGGATTGATTTATTAGAGTCATTAAGTGAGGGAGAAGCTGACTTATTGGCTAAAGCAAAAGATAGAAGGTTGAAGTATAAGGGCATCACTAGGAAACTAGTGGAAGAAGCCTTTCCTACATTATTAGTAAAATAAGGAGGTGATACCAAAACCTTTATTATGCGGGGCAGGCAACTGCCCCATTTGACATCTAATGCTAAGTGTGTTATAATATACAGTATGAATATTTTTATTTTAGATAATGACCCAGTGATCGCAGCTCAAATGCAATGTGATAAACATGTAGTCAAAATGATTGTAGAATCAGCTCAAATGCTTTCAACGGTACATCGAATGCTCGATGGTAAAATGGAAAGAAGATTATCTAAGTCAGGTAAAGTAAGAGTTCAATATTGGAAATTAAAAGATGATAGAGAAGATGTGTTATATAAAGCATGTCATTTCAACCATCCTAGTACAATATGGACAAGAGAATCAATGCATAATTATAGATGGCATTATAAACATTTTACAGCCTTGTGTGATG